CGCCTGTTGCATCTCCGCCGTCGCCATATTTCGGGCTTTAAACGCTATATGCTGGCATAAATGTGACTGCAATAGGCCAAAAATAGCAGGTGTGGACGCAGGAACAGGTGTTTTCATGAAGGCAATGTGTGCCGCCATGTGGGCGTCGTGATCTTGCTCCGGAAATGCCTGGAGTGGCTGCTGCATAAGCGAAAAAGAGTTCTCAAGTGCCGGATCCATAGGCTCTGGCTGCTTCGGCGGCGGTAAAATGGCCTCAATGTTCTGCACACCCACCGCTTCGTACATTCTGCGGAATGCCTCGTACATGTTGTGCATCTGTGGACTCGACTGCGCCAGTTGTAATTGTGTCTGTGCCAGCGCCATACGCTGCGATACCGAGAAAATGTTGGGATCTGCAACCGGAAGTACGTCCACCCGGTCATCAAAATCCGTCTGTTTGATCATGGCATCTACACCTACCAACTGGTAGGGGTACATGGGAGGCAGGGATTCCGCAAAAATCCTTGCCATCATCCTGAATTCCTGTTTCTGGGCGTAGTACATGCGTTTATGTATGGCCGACATCACCCTGGAACCACGTTCCAGTAGTGCTACCGTCGTTCCTACCGCCGCCTGTTGATTCGCATCGCCTACCTGAATGTCCGCTATCGCCGCAAAACGGCGCCCGGCATCCACTACAAACCCTAATAACTGCATTAATGTCTGACTGGGCTCTTTATAAGGTAATGGCATAAGGCTGTCCCTTAATGCACTGCCTGGAGCATCAATATCACGAAATTCTCCGGGAGATAACGGCTCATCAGCATCCCTGATGCGTATCCCACGGGCCTTGAATCCTGCGGGCAGGTTAGCCAGCGTACCAGCATCTATTAACTGCCTTAAAATGGACGTTGCCGACCGTCCCAGGCCACCAATCATGTGCAAAAGACCAAATCCATAGAACCCCAGACCCGGTAAAAACTTGTAATGCGCGAAATACTGCTGTTTACGGTAGTATTGGTCGCCCTGTTTCCAGTTCCGCCGGATGGCCAGTATTTTAGAACTGCCCTCGTCTATGGTAATGATGTATGGCAGCTTAATGCCTGTCTCTTCGTTGTCCATGGGATTACGATGCTCAAACCCAGGCAAGTCCAGATCGGTATGGACCTCCAGTAATGTGCAGTCCATATCTCCCGTGGTCTTCTCAATCCCACTTAGCTCACGCTCCTTGTTGCGTAACTCATCGTCCGCTTCATAGGGCTCAAGCTCAATATCCCTGTAAAAGCCGCCCGCCTGGAATTTGCGTATGTCATTCATTGACAGACGGGTGACATGCGTGACCCTGGAGGAAGATGCAAGGTCCGTCGCATTGTATGGGACGATTAAATCATCCGCCGGGACGAACCGGGACACCGTGCGATCCAGGATGTCATCAAAATAAATTTTCTTGAAGGCACTACCTGCCAGTGGCAGATAGAATAACAGCCTGTCCATTTCCGGATCGTATTCATCCATTACATGAATAATCTGGTAATTCATGAAATCCTGGATGCGTTGTGCCTGGGAAACTGTTTCCGGAGTAGAAGTACCTACAACCTGTGTCCGTACAGGACCAGAACTGGGTAATAATTCTTTATATGCCTGAGCCTGGAATTGCGTGACTGCCTCGGCAATCAAAGGATGGGTTACACCACTGGAGCCCCGGAACGGTTCTTCACGCTCCTCATACTTGATTCCCAGTAATTCCAATCCTTCCGTATAGGCGTCTTCCCATTCCTGACGACCTGAGCGGTCATCCTCGTACTTGGAGATGAGATCCTGTGCAATGTCCGTTAAATCCTCCTCGTCCAGGATTTCCGCAAGATTCGCATCCGGCTCCTGTAGCATCTGCTGCTGCAAAAGCTCCTGCATCTCCGCATCGTCACCACCAATCAGAACGGAACCATCTTCCTGCTCTGATACTTCCGGATCCTCTTCAAGCTGCTCTACAATAATTTCTTCGTCATCATCGCCCATGCCACCAAGAGGCATGCCCTGTGCCGGAATTGCACCGTCAATCAAAGATGTAGGTTCAGTAGCCATATTACTTAGTTAACCCCTTCGATTTTTCGTAGGTCCGTAACGAACCCAGCCCCAGTAATCCCCCTAACACCGTCATCAGACTTGCCATGTCAAACTCGGGTAATGCTGGTATTTCTGCGCCAAATAAGGCTACCACAAAAATAATAATAGGTTGTAGCACAAAATGGTAGGCAAATGCTACCCCACAGACCCAACCAATAAAGGGGCGCCACGAACTTTTAAAGAAATCGGGGGACGCCGCCTCAATTTTATTCACCTCAATCTGCGCCATCGCGTTATCATGTGCCTGTTTCTCGGCCATGGTCGCTATCTCATGCGCTAACTTCGCTTTCTGGTCCTTGTCCTCAATAAACTTGTCCAATAACCCTGTCACGGGTCCTATCAGTGCCTGGATCATTAGAACATCCTCGTTTTCTTGCGCCTTATTGCCTTGCCTTCGCCCCTTGTCTTAACAAAACCGCCCGCTTTAAATCCATCAGCGGCTTCTTTACGGCGCCTTTGCTGTCCTGCGGGGGAAATCGGTGGCCTGAAGGGGTCCCCCTGTTTTCGTTCAATTCCAAATTCCTCCACTCCCTCTAGCGTGGACCTCTCAACCCCATTACTGGAGGTCCATGTCCCGTGGTGATCCTGGTATCTCATTTTTGGGTTTGTTTTGGCAGCCTCCGTCATGCGGTCCTTGATGCGCTCAATTTCTTTACTCTTTTTTTCCCTCTTTTCCCTTTTCCTCTCGTCGAGTGCTTTTGCACCAGCACCAACTGCACCAGCAC